GTCTAAAGGGTGGTTGGAATCCGGACCATACGTCCCCATCCAGTTTCCATCGAGGAGCGCCTGGTCCGCTTTAATGTGCACCATACGCTTGCAGGCCATGAATTTGTTGCGCTGGAGCAGAACCATCATGCCGCCATTGCCGGTGAACGGCTCGCAAGGACGAATCCTTACCGCAAAATCCTCGGTCGCGTGAAATTCGCAGTCTATTACCTTCGGTATGACAGCCTCAATTCCGTTGCCCCCGTCCGGGCCGTTCTGGATGTCGATAGAATGCTGCCCGCCCACACAAACCAGGCCCTCAAACGTCGGGGCTAGGATGTAGAATCCGGTAAACGTTCTCTTGGCTATGTTCGTTTGCTGAATGACCGAGTTTTGCCCTTCGAAAAACATTACGTATTCAATCGGCAATTCGTCGCTGATTTTGTACTTACCCGACGGGAAGAAGACTTTTAAGCTGGTACCCGTGTTCTGGTTTTGCGGGTCGAAGCTCTGGATAGATCCATTCAAGAACGCCATTCGTGTGGCGGTGCAATAGGCGATAGCCGCGTTAATCGCCGCGGTGCTGTCGGCAACGCCAGTCCGGTCTGCGCCAAAATCACATACGTTGATTACCTGAACCGACCCGGCAACCATGCCGGAGCCCTTGCTCCGGTCAGTATAGCTTGCAAGGTCTTGGCGAACCGTTTGGTCATTTCGCAAAACCAGGTGCGTCTGGTCTGTCGCCCACGTCCCGGTCAGCGTGTACGGAAACGACGCAGGGCGGCGAACGGTGTACAGATTTCCATCCCGCACCACTAGCTGCGTAGGTCGGTCAACTTGAAGCGGCGTACCGTCCACATAGGTCAGAGGGGGGTTTTCAAACCCTGTCGAATCCAAGTAGTTGTTAAACTGGACCTCGCGAAGGTTCTGGGCGTCTTCGAAGTCCTCTTCACGCTCTACCTGGTCCTCGGCAAACTCCGTGTCACGCGCCAGCTTGTCGGATGAGTACTCACTCGCCCGCTGAGCCTGCGCAGCCGAAAACGAAGCCTCAATGCCAGCCCACGAAAGGCGGTTGACGCCTCTCCGGTCAGGGTAAAGAAGAGCAGGCCCCAGGATCAGGTAGTCCAGGTTTTGCGCGTTGTCGATCAGGTCCTTCGGATTGGTGCTGCCGATCGGGTTGAACGTGGCGTGTATGGTCATGCGTTAGCTCCAGGCATGCGTAGCCCGATGGGCGAATTGGTTTTTGTGTTGGTCACGGTCATGCCTCCGGCCATTCGCGATTCATCGCGATGTCGAAGATGTTCGAGTGCAGGACGTATTCGGGGGCGTAGATCAGCCAGTCCTTGTCGATCAGAGGGCGCTTGAAGAGGCTGAGCGTTGCTTGGATTCGCCAGCGGCTTATGCCGACCAGCAGCGGGCCTTGATACATGCCCTTGAACTTGCCCTCATAAGTGTCGAATCCAAGCGGGGTCTTGAGCGGACAGTCGAACGGCAAGGTTCCTAGGTTCAGGGTGTATTCGAACCAGGCCATGAATAGCTGAGCTTCACCGTCGTCAAACTCCCAGGTGACAGGCACGATGTCCGGAGTGTTTCTAAATCGAACCCGGTCAATCGATTTGCCGCTCTGTAGTTCCGTGCTGATGGATGGGCTGACCTGGTTGAATCCATAGCTATCGTCACGCAGCGGATACGGCAGACCTTCTGGGTAGGCAATCATGGCCTGTCCTTATGCGGGCGCCGGGGCGCTGTCGTAGGTGTAAACACGGGCGTCATAGGGCATGCCCTTGAGCGCGACGTTTCCGTTTGATGGGTTTGAGCTGGTGACCAATACCGGGTAGGCCCACTTGCTCGATGGGCCGACCAGCAGCTGAGGCAGTTCTAGGGTCATGCTGGTGTCGGGCACGAAGTCCAGATCGGCGATCTGCATGTGGTATTCATCGATTGCAGTCGCTTGGAAGGGACCCGAGAGAGAGCCATCCGCACGACTGATCCCGACTTTGTAGGTCTCGGGCGCTGACCAGTCGATAGGCTCGGTCGACTCCAGAAGGAAGCCACCGGTGACGGCTGTGACGCTGCGCAACTGCGCGCTTTGGCACAGCCCCGGCGTATCGCTGGCGACCGCACAGAAGCTCAAGTAGCCGCTGTTCATGCCGGCGAGTTCGGTTTCCCATGTGTAGGTGTCCTGGCGAAACAGCTGGTGACCGCGGCGGCGCATGCCGAACTGGTAAGCGTGGTTGCGATCGCCAACGCCTGGCAGCTTGACCTTCTCGACCTTGTTGCCAGCATCACCCGGCCAGCGGCACGGCACAGTTTCCCAGGCCCATGTCAGGTTCGAGTAATACTCAACGTCGACCCCGTCGAAGTCGTTGATGGATGGCAGGGGCCCGTCGATCTTGAGGCCCTTGGTCATGTTCTGTGGCGAGTAGGTCTGCGTTTTCGGCCCGTAGGTGATATCGAATGCCGCCCGAGGCTCGTCGCGCACCAGGCTGACCAACCCGTTTTTGATGGTCAGCTCGGCAAAGCCACAAGCCAGCGCATTGTTCAGCCGGTCCTTTGCCGTGCTGGTGTCGTCGATCACCTCGTCGTAATACTGGCCGGCGGCCTCGAATACCGTGTGCAAGCGATCCCACTCGGGCAGGTCGATATCGGCGTCGGTGTAGCCGAGCGACTTCAGGACATGCAGGCACCAGGGCGCGATGCCGCGCGTGGGTTGCGGTGCGGTCCAGGCGCCACCGGTGTAGATCGGCAGAATCCTGGTTCCGATCAGGTTGGCCTGGCTTTCCGACTGAGCCGACAGACGATCGCCGCCGCGGATCTGCAGCGCCATTACGGTCATGCCCGGGTAAGTGGCCGGGCGGGTCTGACGCAGGCTGCGAAGGCCGTACCAGCTGATATCGTCCTGTTTCTCTTCGTCAATCCTTCCCGGCTGGCTCACAAAGCGCTTCTTGATTCGCGCTTCTGGTCGCATCGGGTAAGGCAGAGTCACGCGATACGTGAATCCCTGTGCATCGCGCGTGCCGCCCCAGTGCTCCTTGTCGAGCACCGTCCACGCGCCGGCCGCATCCATGTCCCTGTACTCGAAGGTGTGAAATGAGCGGATCTCATAAATCTGCCCCTCTCGACCGATGCCGCACAGGCCGTTGGCATGGAACACAGTCCATTCAAGCTCTGTGACCAACTCGCCCTTGGGCGCGCAGCCAAACGGGCCGCGATAACCACCCTCGAGGTTCGAAGGGTCGAGAGTGATCAGCCCGTTTACGGTTTCCATCAAGTTGAATCCAGGCCATCCGGTATCGACCGGGCCAGACGGCGTCAGGCGCTCAACAACCATCAGCGTTGAACTGAAGGAGGTGATCCGGTAGCGCAAGCCGCGCGGACCAATCGTAGCCAGCCCAGAGCCCAGCGCCAGCCCGACGACAGGCGATCCGCCGTCGTAGTCCAGCGTCATTTGCGCCGGTACTTCTGGCGATCCCGCGCTGGCTGCCGTGCCCGTGGTATTCACCGGGCTGCTGCCGAGGATGTCGGCGCCGCCCGTAGCAACCAGTGTCTCGCCGCCGAAGGTGCCAAACTGAGTGATCAGTAGGAGCCCTGACGAAGCGCTAGCGATGAATGGCGCGGATCCCTTGGCCGTGTTGAATGCCGATACCAATCCGGCCAGGTTGACGGCGTCCGTAGTCAGGTTGACCGCGTACGGTGTGCCGCCCATGGTCACGGTGACCGACAACGGCGTGACATTGAAGTCGTAGCGCGACGGAATGCTCGAGCCGAGGATCGTCGAAGCGGTGCCGGAGGTCGGCGGAACGGCCGGTGCATATGGCGTGTAGCTGTTGACGACGTAGTTCCCGGCGTTCGCCCCGGCGACTTCAATCAGCATGCCCGGCACCGGATTCAGCATTTCCAGCGGGCCTTGAACGATGTCACGCCCTGCACCGCCATCCACCACGGTATAGGTGTAGGGCGAAAGGACGCGAATCAACAGGCCGCTCTCCCAGTCAGCCGGGAAGGTTCCGGCGCCGGCCGGGATCGAGATGTTCGTACCGTTGAACTGGTAGGCGGAAGCGGTCGAAGACGCCGTAATGCTGGTTGACGTTGTCATTTCAAGGCCAGCCGAGCCGCTGGAACTGGCTCCGACCTCGTCGACGTTGTACCAGAGCATCGAGGCGGTATTGCCTGACACATCAGCGCCAGGCGGGTAGATATTGCAGACGGCATCAGAGCCAAGCGAGATAAGCGGGGTTTCGCCGATCTTGATGTCGCTGGCAGTGACCTGCACGTCACCGGCCGAGACGTAGAGCAGCATTTCAGTCCATTGCTCGCGCGGGCCGGCAAACCAGGTGCGCGGCTCAGCCAGATAAGCCGGGAACAGCTTCTGTCGGCCGGCCAGGTTGCGCACCGGGTCGCCGAGCTTGACCTTGTTGCCCTTGGCGCTGGCCTCATCGATCGGATTGCCTTGAGTGGCAGTGCCAGTCGATGGCATTCCTGGCATCTTCGGCGTCAACAGGCTGCCGATGGCCTTAACGCCCGTGAACAGCAGCGCTGTAATGCTGAACGGGTCGGAACCTTTCGGCTCGCGCCAGATCTGGACGTGATCGGCCGGCTTGAATTTGACCTTGTTCCAGAGCGTCGGGCAGATCAGTTCGCCATTGATCTCGACGCTGATCGGCTGCACCGGGGCGCGACGATACTGTTCCGTCATGCCCTTGAGCCAAGCCTCGATCGTCATGCGCTCGCGCGTGGTGTAGGTGGCCAGCGGCTGGCAGTCGGCCAATTTGTTCGGGAAGAATTCAACGGTCATTTGTAGTACACCACTCGTTGATAGCACGACTCGAAGTCGCGCACGGGGCGAATGCGGGGGCCGCCCTGGTTGGTGTCGAGCACCTTCAGTTGGCCATCCAGATGCACGACCGTGCCGATGTGCTCCAGGTACTCACCTTTGAAGGCGGCCGCAATGGCGCCTGGTTCTGGCTGACACTCTTCCATTCCATTCTTGAGCTCGCGATACGCCGCAGTGTTGCTGCGCAATTTGTTTCGACCAACAGCGCCAAGAGTCGGAAGCAGCGCAAAGCCGAACACTTCTGCGCGGATTGCGCGGCACAGGCCCCAGCAGTCGAAGGCCAGCGGTCCGCGCGCGCCGTCCTTGTAGGGGGCTGATAGGTACTTGTCGATATTGCTCATATGTAGAGCAGTCCAGGCGCGACACTCGGGGTCAGTTTCTCCCGCGGGTGCGCCGTGCCGAGCAGATCGAACAGGCCGCACGTCAGCGTGGCCACGGTGGTTGCGTACTGGCGATTGAGTAGCGACATGCGGTAGCGCTCGGCCGGGTAAGTCAGATCGCCTTCGAGGTATCGCCGACAGGTCAGCGTCACCCGGGCGTTAGCGGCCTTTGCCTGCTCGATCTTGATTTGGACCGCCCCGGACACGTTGTCGAGGGCGAGAATGATGCTCTGAAAGCCGGAGTTGTCCTGATTTGGCAGGCCCTGCTCCAGGGCCATAGCGGTGAAGACGAGCACCCGAGCATCTTCGGTGCCACAGGCGCGATCCTCGTAGCCATCGCAGAGCAGGATCGGCGCAGGCCAGATCGAGCACGTAGCCTCGATGGTGTTGATCGGTAGCGTCCCGCCCGAGGCGTAGCAGACGTTGATCGGGTTGCTCATCCTGCCTCCAATGGTCCCTTTGTAGGGACCCTATAGTATCACTGCGCTATGTGCCTTGTGGCTTCAAACCGTACTTCTCTTGGTTTACTTGGTGCAGCTCTCTCTCGCCGCGAATGTTGGCCACGCAGATGTCGATCACGTCCTGCTCGCCGAGCTGACTGCGATTGACCTGGCCGGCTCGGCTGGCATCCTCGTGCAGATTGACTACCATCGGCCTCTCCTGTGCCGGGACGCCATTACTGGCCGCCGTCGACGAGCCGCTACCGCCGGACGTTGAGCGCCCGGCCGAGACGTTGCCATTGCGCAGAGCCTCCACCGATGCCACGCCGCCAAACTTGCGAATGTCGGATTGCGACCAGACGATCTCGCCCTTGTGGACGGTGCCCGCCGGATCGTTCACGCCGCCTGCGCCGGTATAGCCGCCGCCGGAGAAACCAACTCCAGTAATTGCTGCTACGTTGGCAAGGCCGGCAGTGATCGCCGCGCCGGCAGCTGCGAAACCAAGCACCGGGCCAATGATTGGGATTGCCGCGAGCGCGGCATACGAGTCGGTTGCCGATTTATAGGTGCTGATCGTCGTTTGAGCGATGGCAGCAGCCTTGCCGATAGCGCCAAGCCGACTGTTGCCGGACTGGCTCAGCGCGGCCATATTCCCGAAGAAGTCAGCGCTTGCGCCCATGATCGCGCTGTTTTTCGCTTTCTCGATCTGCTCGCGCCCTGCCTGCGCCTGCTTGTCGATGTTGGCGACACGCTCGGCGTAGGTCTGCTCATTGATCGCCTTGAGGTCCAGGTAGGCTTTCTGCTTCTCAAGTTCGGCCATGCGCCACGCATCGACCTCGGCCTGCTGAGTATTCAGCCGGTCAATCTCGCTGTAAGGGCCGCCTACAGAAGCATCCAAACCGGTGACGGTAGGAGCCTTGCTGACGCCCTCAATGGTGCCCGGCTTCTGCGCTGCATTGAGGTTTATGTCGCGGATCTTGATCAGCGTTTCCAGGCGCTTGGCGGCCTCGGTGTTGCCTTGGCGCTCGTATTCCGCCAGTTGCGCGGCGTCGTCGAGCCCGGACTTCATCTGATTGGCTTCGCGCAGCTGGCCAGTCAAAGTGAGCAGCTTTACCTGGTCGTCATTCGCCTGCTTGATGCTCTTCTGAATCTCTACCTCACGCTCAAGCCCGGCATTCTTCTTCAGCTGTGCGGTGATCAGATCCTGGCTGGCCAGTAGTGACTTCTGGTCGGCCGTCAGGGTCTGCTTGCCCTTGATATCAGCAAGCTGCTGCTCCCACTTGATCAGAGCCTGTGCCTGGGTGCCGAGCTTCTGGGTCGAGATTCCTTGGCCGTCGATCGATGCGCTCTGCTGAAGCAGCACGGCATTGGTCTGACGGGCTGCGTCCAGCATCTTGAGGCCGGCGTCTTCCGTGTAGGCCTTGGCTTTTGGCCCTTTGGCCTCCTTGTATTTCTCGTTTTCTCGGATGGCTTTTAGGGATGCCGCTTCCTGCTCTGCGGTGATGGTGTAGCCCGCTGCCCGAGCCGCAGCAATGCGCTTTTCCTCAGCCTCAAGCTCCTTGTTCATCTTTTGGCGCTTGGTGAAATTCGCCTCGATGCTCTTCTGGAATTCCTCGTACGCCTTCTGCCCATCACGCTGGATGCGAGCATTCTCGCCTTCTGCCTTGCCTTGATCGGAAAGCAGCAATTTCTGCTTCTCCAGCAGATTCAATCGATCCTGTAGGAACTTGGTCGAATCGCTGCCCTCGCCGAGCGTATCGGGGAACATTCTCGCCGCGAAGCTGGTCTTGCGATCCTCCAGCAGTTGCTTGGTGTTGGCGATCTGCTCATCGAGCGACTGCTGACGGCCGACACCGAGCATGGCATCCCAGCCACTCTTTGCCGCGCCAGTGACCGAATTCCAAGCCGTCTCGATGGTGCCAAGGCTCTCCTTGATGGTCTTGGTTCGTTCTTCCAGAGCCTTCGCGTAGGCCGCCTGGGCAATCGCCGCCGCCGCTTCCTTTTCGCCCATTTCCTGAGCTGCACGCACCTGCTCGTAAACCGATGCGGTGAGGAAGTTGTATTTGTCGTTGAGCGTGGCCAGCGTCTTGACTGGATCTTCCGCCAGGGCAGCGAACTCGGCGACAGTGGACGACACCGCCTTTCCGGTCGCGCTCTCGAAGCCAATGGCGGCCGCGGCTATCTGCTCGAAGCTGGAGCTGGCGATCTTGCCGTTCGATGCCAGCAAGGCCAGCGTCTCGGCCGCCTTCCCGGTCGTGCCGACGGTCGCGCTGATGGTGGTTGCCATGCCGGCCAGAGCCAGCGCCGACGTGCCGGAGGCGTTGCCGGTGGTAATGATCGCCTGCCGGAAGGCGTCAGCCTCTTGAGAGCCCTGATAGTAGGCCAGGCCCAGCGTACCGACCGCCGCTGCTGCCACGGTGAACGGGTTGACCAGGCCGAGGACGTAGCCACCCATCGCCTTGGCCGCCGGTCCAGCGCCGCCGAACATATCCTTGAGCTGACCGCCCTGCTGCAGGAACACAGTCAGCGGATTCTGGCCGCCCTGGAGCGACGTGGCGATGTCAGTGAATTGAGCTGGCACGCCGCGCAGTGCTGCCGCCGTCTGTTTGGCAGTGTTGCCGGTGCGGGTCAGCGAGTCATCGAACCTTGTCAGGCCGGCACGAGTTGCGTTGATCTTCGTCTGGTATTCGTCATAGGTGGCAGTGTCGAGCTTTCCTGACTTGCGATGCCTGGCCAGGTCCTGCTCTTGCTTGTCCAGTTCGCCCAGGCGGCGCACTACCGGGTCAATCTGCCCCAGCAGACGCTCAAGCTCGTCGGCCTCATCCTCAATGGACTTGGTGGCCTTCTCGGCGCCCCTGCCCATCTTCTCCATGCCTGCGCCGGCTTTGTTCAGTGCCGGCTGGATGCTCAGGCCCGCGTCTTCCAGCGCCTCAAGCGCCTTGCGCGTGTCCGCCGCCTTTACTTCGGCGTCTCGGCTGTCCAGCTCAATGACGAGGCGGGATGTTTGGGCCATTGCCTTTCTCCAGGTATTAAAAAACCCGCCGAAGCGGGTCTTGTGTATCGGATTCGATTAGATGCCAGCCGTGATCTGCTCCATGAGCAGCGCCTCCAGGTTGCCGCGAGACACGCACGTCAGATCCATGTTTTGCGAAACCTCGCCCGGACGGTAGTCGCCGGCAATGGTCGACTTAACCACGTAGCGACCCTGATAGGCGATAACGCCCATCGTCACTTTGGTGGCGGTGCGATTGTCGAGCAGGTAGTCGAGGCCCAGGGTCTTGCCGCAGTCGGCGTCCCGCGGGGTCAGTCTGACTTGCTTGGGCGCGGTCGAGATAACGCCGGCAGCATCGTCGAAGCTGGTGATTTGGTAGCCATCGGCAACCAATGCGCGTTTGGCAGCCAGCAGGATCTGTTCCTTGCTGGCCTTCGTGCTGCTGACGGCGCCAGTGCTTTGAATGGTCGGCGCTTGATAGGTGGCTGCGCAGCCACTGATAAATACTGCCGCGGCAATTGCGATCCCGATACGCATAGGTTTCTCCCTGGATGATGCCGTCATTTTAGCATCACCCGGGGCGCGCCTCAGTCGTCTTTCTCTGCCAGGCACAGCGCATCGAGGGTATAGACCACTTCGTCTATCTCGCTGCGCGTCATGGCCGGTGGGTGCGCATCCAGCCAGTCCGATATCTCCCGGGCCGATAGCGGCAGTGGGAAAACGCCAGCCATCGACGAGATGAACCGGCGGCCGCGAGTGATGTTACGGAACGTGTTCAGCAGATAGTTGGTCATCGGGTCCGTTTCCGGCTCATCCGGGACCGCCATGCGCAGCCGCTGGTAGATCAGTCGGCGCTTTTCGGTGTCGCCGCCCCACTCTCGCTCCCACTCGAAGCGGGCAACGACTTTCCCACGGTCTCAGCCAGTGCCTGTTGCGCCTCGATGGCGACTTTGCCCGACTCGTGCAGGACGAACAGGAAGAATTTGATGTTGGTATCGAGCATCTGCTCGGCGTCTCCGGCGCTGTACTCCAGCGGGTTGCCGTCCGCATCCAGCACGCCGGCCCAGCCCTTGACGATGAACTGACTCATCAGCCTGCACTGAGTCTGATGCTCGGTCGTCTCACCGTCGATCACGCCCACGATGCCTACGCCGAACTGGGCGTCAGCATTTCGCAGCTTGCGGCGTTCGCGCTCAAGGGCGACCGCGTATTCGGGGTTATCAATTCGTGCCAGCAACACTTTGGTGTCGTCGTCATAGGCAACCCATTTGGTTTCCGAGACGTTCTGGTCTTTCTTGGTCAGTCGCAAAGCCATGGTTATTCCTCACGCCACGCCGAAAAGGACCGCCCCGGCTGGCGTTGGTGCCGGGGCGGTCA